TCAATGAGCATGTAGAGAAGCTCAACAGTGCTATTACAGAACAGCAGACTGCACTTGACAAGTTCATTGCAGAGCAAAAGCGTGTACCTATTGGAGATGATAAAGATAAAAAGCTTACCGAAGTTGAGCTAGAGCATAAGAAGCTCTTTGACAAGTATGTTCGTAAGGGGCAGCACTCAACAGAAGACGCTTTAACTGACGTAGAGCTTAAGATGCTTGAAGAAAAGGCTCTTAGTGTTGGTGATGCCACTATGGGTGGATTTATTACACCTATTGAACAGTCTTTCGAAATGGATAGGCTAGTAACTGAAATTTCCCCTATTCGTCAGATTGCGCAAGTACAGCAAATCAGCACTGGCAAATTTACAAAGCCTTTTAACCTTACTGGCACTGCCTCAGGCTGGGTAGGTGAGACTGAAGCACGGCCACAGACTGACAATGCACAGCTTGATCAGCTTACCTTTGTAGCTCATGAACTTTATGCAATGCCCATTGCTACGCAAACTCTTCTAGATGATGCTGCCATCGATATGGAAAGTTGGATCAATAAGGAAGTATCAATCGAGTTTGCTAGGCAAGAGGGTGCTGCTTTCGTCAATGGCAATGGTGTTAATAAGCCTCGTGGTTTTCTTGCTTATCCTACCATTGATGAAGAAGCAAGCGATTGGGCTTGGGGCAGTATCGGCTATTTTCCAACTGGTACAGCTACAGGACTAGGCTCATCTGATGACTTGATCGACCTTGTATATTTGCTGAAGTCTGATTTCAGGTCTAACGCAAAATGGACTATGAACCGCAAAACACAAGCATCTGTACGCAAGCTTAAAGATATGGATGATCAATATTTGTGGCAACCGGGCCTCCAAATGGGTCAACCTGCTATGCTGTTGGGCTATCCTATTACTGAAGCTGAGGATATGCCTGATATCACTGTAGATGATTCATATCCTATGGCCTTTGGCGACTTTAGGAGCGGCTATCTTATCGTTGATCGCATTGGTGTAAGAATCTTGCGCGATCCATTTACCTCTAAACCTTATGTACTGTTCTACACTACCAAGCGTGTTGGTGGCGGAGTACAGAACTTCGAAGCTATCAAGCTCCTGAAGATTGAAGACGCATAATAGTTAGGATAATTTGTCCTATCGCCGCTAAAGATAGGCTAAGAGGGAAAGAGGTAGCGGCCTTTCCCCGCTCTTAAACATAACTCAAGATATAGGTGTAGCAATGAGATACGATGTTGCAAATTATGTAACCCCTAAACCCGCTTTCGATACTGACGGCCTAACAGATGCGGCCACTAGTACAGTTATTGATTTGTCTGGCTATAGCTCTGTAGCTCTAGCTCTTATGCTTGGAGATCTTACTACCGCGGGAACTGGAGAAGTAACTTTTGAGCATTCAGACACCGGGGCTTTTGGTGGTGAAGAGGTCGCAGTTCCAGCCGATCAGATCACGGGTAAGACTACGTTTGTACAGGCTGAAGATGCTAATAGCGTTATGAAGATGGGGTATATTGGATCAAAGCGCTACGTTCAGGCTACTATTGATCTGGGTACTATTACCGTTGCTGATGGTGCTGGCGTATGGGTGCTTGGATCTCTTGACCGTTCATCTCAGGATAGAATTCCTAGTGATGTCCTTCCAACTGGCTAGTAATGGTGTAGTTGTTATTATACTAGATAGGTGGTAATTTACTATGTCTAAGCATATAGAAGGCGCTATTAGAAGCAAGCGTTTAGGTGGCGGTGTATCTCAGTTTATAGGCAAGGGCTGCAAAGTAGTCTTTGAGGATGGCTCTTGTTTAGAAGTTGCTAAAGGGGCTAAAGTCCTTGGCATAAAAACTAGTGGTAAAGCTACCAAGGATGAAGACAAGGTAATTCCTACTATGTCTTATCTTGAGTCAGATGAGACTGTAACAGCAGAGACTTTTAATCATCTGCTGTACAGGCTTGAAGAAGCTGGCGTTATAAAGCTTGAAAAGAGAGACTGATGTTAGTCAAATCATGCGCGGATAAGTTAATAGTTGCGACAACAGTTGAGCCCATTACTCTAGTAGAGGCTAGAGGCGTCCTAAGGCTAGACACTACTGCGCATGATACTTATGTGGATACTCTTATAGTAGCAGCTAGGGAGTTCTTTGAAGAGTCTACAGGTAGAGCTTTACTACAACAAGATTGGGTAGCTGCTATTAGTGGATTACCTACCTTGGCTGATGGGGCTGATGTTTGGTGGGATGGAGTAAGAGAAGGGACTATTAGCGATCTTGGCGCAAGCGTTGCTAGAGCTATAGAACTTCCTAGAGCGCCGCTAATGGACGTGTTATCAATTGTGTCTTATGATGAGTCAAATAACGCTACTACAGATAATGTATTAACTAGCTACTACAAAGACACTATCTCTGAGCCGGGCAAGCTAGTGCTTAATAATGGCTCTATATGGCCAGTATTTACAAGACCAGTAAACGGCCTAGAGATTAACTATAGAGCCGGATATGGTGCTACAGCTGACTTAGTACCTGTAGCCATACGAAACGCTATAAAGATGCTTGTGCAGCATTGGTATGAAAACCCTAATGTTATATCAGAGAATAGTGTTAATAAGATACCTGTAGGAGTAATGAATATTATACAAAGGTACAAGATCTATGGATTATCGTAATACTGGCAATATGCGTCATAGAGCTAAGCTATACCAGCGTGGCAGGACTGACGATAATATTGGAGGAGGTCAAAGAACTGATCAACTTATAGACGAGAGGTGGTGTTCTATAGACAATGCCAGTAGGGGAGAAGTTTTTCAGTATGGCAAATTAGAACAGATAGTCACTCATAAGCTAGTTATGCGATATGACAATAATTATATTAAACAAGGTAATCTATTAGTATTGCCTAGTGAGATTGCACAAGTGCCTGATAGGCTCTTTTATATTATTGATGTAGTAGACATTAACGAGCGTAAAGAATTTGTTACTGTGATGGTTAGAGAAGGCGGTAATAAATGATTTATAAAAACGGCATAAGTGTTAGGGTAAACGTTGCGCGTGTTGTGAGAAACAACAATGATCGAAAACGCTTATATTCTGATACGATGGTTAAGCGCTTGAAGGCTTCGGCTAATTTGGTGCGAAATGAGGCCATCAGATCGATTTTAAAGGGTCCTGCGACGGGCAGGATTTATAAACGCCGTAGCGTCACCCACCAAGCTTCAGCGCCCGGTGAGGCTCCTATGAGCGACACAGGCACGCTAGCTAGATCGGTTTATATCGATGACCGCACCACTAGCCGCACTAACTTGAGGATTGCCGTAGTTGCTGGATCGCGCTATGCTCGCTGGCTGGAATATGGGACTAGGAAAATGCGGCCACGGCCCTTTATGAGCCCGGCATTGCAAAGTCAAGTTAACCGTATACGGAATATTTTAAGGGCTGCTTTTAGGAAATGATAGTTGATCACTCATACTTGCTCCAAAAGGGCATCAGAGATTTTCTTGATACAAGTCAAGATTTGAAGAATCTATTGGGTGATCCTTTGCGTATATATGAGGAAGTACCTGTATCTAATGACAATATGTTAGCTACTGAGTTCCCTTATATACAATACATGGATGCTAGTGTTGAGGATAACAGTGGTAACACATGCAAGGTTTTAATTCATACTCTTAACTTTGACATATGGGACGGTGACGATTATGAAGGTACAGCTAGAGCTAGCAAGATAGCAGCCTTGATAAATCAACTATTAGATAATAATGAGGCGCCTATAGTAGTTGCACCCATTAGATTGGTAATACTACAGTTTGTAAATAAGCTGGTCTTGCAGTCTCAAGACGGGCAAGCATGGCTAGTAAGACTGACTTATCAGGCATACACGGAGAATAATAATGGCTGAAAAAGGTAAAGATATTCTAATACAGGTGCTTATTGCAGCTGTATGGACTACTATAGGTTGTTTGCGCACACAGTCTATTAGTATAAACAATGAAGAAGTAGACATTACTTCTACATGTAGTGAAGCTGAGTTTCGTGAGCTTCTTGAAGGTGCTGGAATTCGTACAGTTAACATCACTGGCAACGGTATGTTCTCCAATGGTAATGGACAAAATCATATG